ATCGTTGACCGTATAGACCGTCTGGTCGCGGATATCGTCGTCGTCGATGCAGGTCCCATAGAGAGCGTTGTAGCCCTGGAATTCGATGCGCCGGTACTGCTGTTGTGGTACGAAATGTAGGAAATCCAGGAGAGACTCTGTGCTGTCCTCGCTATCGAGCCACACCTTGAACGGGTAGCGCTCCGGATGTGAGTAGCCGCCCGGTGGCAGCATGAAGAGCCCCAGATCCGTCCAGCCTGAGTCTCCGGTGATCCACCGCCCTTGCTGCAATTTGGTGAGTTCGTAGCCCAGGGAGATCTTCCAGCGGTCGCCGCTTAGGCGCCCGTTAGCCAGCACGCGGAACGGTCCGACGAAATCTCGCACGCTGGAGAAGTCGATCTCCCATGCGAAGCTGGACGCTGTGCCGGCCGCGTCGTTACCGTAGGTGGTGTCGGGTGTGATGTCCGGACCCAACTCACTATCCTCGCCCTCCAGCACCAGGTTGATCTGGCGGTCGTACCAGCCGATGCGTACGCTCCGCAATCGCGTGCTGTCATCATAGGAGTTGCTGATCCGCAGCCGGGTCAGAGCGGGCACGTTCCCCGCGGGAGCCTGGACGAAGACGAAGTTATTGTGCCCGAATTCCGCATCGTCGTGGTTGACAATGTCGGCATAGGTGGACCAGGCAATATTGTTCCCGGTGCGCACCGGGAGGACCGTCTCGGGCCCGCGCCAGTAGGGCTCACGCGTCCACTTGACGCGCAAGCGCTTGGCGCTGCCGTCGGGCTCGATACTGCCGTCGAGTAGTTGCGCCTCGTAGTAGTTGGGGTTACGGTCCGGATTGCGGATCTGGGCCACGACGCGCATGTCGCGGCGGTGGCTCATCGCCCACAGGCGCGCGGTCTCGAATGCGCTTGTCAGCACCTTTTGGGTCGCGATGGGACGCGCCGTCCACACGGACAGCGATTCCTCGACATTGTCGACGCGCCGGGCCACCGGCCATTCGCCTTCGGTCTCTCCTCTAGTCCACGTGAGGGACTGTGGCGCGGCCCGCGGCTGAAACTCGATCCACGGGCTATAGTCGGCCAGGTCGTCGACCGTGGTCGTGTCTGCCGATCCATAAGCTTCGATATAGGCTATTCTAAATTCATACATTTAGGCCATCCCCCAGGCCGGTCCTAGCGATCGCTGCCGCAGCTCTGCACCAAGCTCCTCGGCGATCTGCCGCGCCAGCTCCCGAATGTCCCGGTTGTCATGGATCTCTGCGTGCTCGATATGCACGTGGATCTCCAATGGGCCGCCGCCCGTCGCGCCGGCGCCAGTCATCGCTGCCCCGGCGCCACCAATCGCGCGATTGACCAGCGTCCCGGCGGACGCCTCGACGATACTGGCCTCGGCCGCCATGCCCCCGGCCAAACTGCTGCCGGCGTTTTCTCCGAAGTTCCAGAAGACCGTACTGGGTGAGGCGATGCCCAGCAGCCGCTTTGCAGCATCGATTGCGTTCTTCACCACGCCACGGGCTGCGTCGACGACCTCGCCGGCCTTCGCCTTGATGCCGCCGATCAGGCCTTGGATCAGAGCCTTGCCGGCCTCCGCCAGGTTGAAGTTGCTGATCGCCGCGCGGATCCGCGCCAGGAGCGTCGTCGCGATGGTCTTGGCCATGTTCCAGTTGCTGCGCCAGGTGGCGATGAACTGATCGAGATTCGATCCGATGGTGTTCAGCACACCCTCGATAAACTGGGTAATGATCGTCTTGATGGCTTCCCAGACCGTGGAGGCCGTCGTCTTGATCGTCTCCCAGGCGCCGTTCCAGTCCCCGTTGATGACCTGCATCGCGAGCGTGATCACGTTGGTGATCAGGGTGATCGCGGTCGAGACGAGGGTCTTGATGATCGCCCATGCATTGTCCAGTGCCGGGACCAGGTGTGTCTGCCAGAAGGTGGCCAGTGTCTGACCGGTCTGGATGATCAGGGGCAGGTTGGCCTGGAACCAAGTCACGAGTTGCCCGACGATGGACTGCACGAAGCTGACCATCTCGCCGATGGCGGAGGAGATCTTCTCGCCGGTCTCCTGCCCCAGGGCGTTGATGAGCACCGACCGAAGTGCCGTCAGGGGATCGATGCCGGCGCCGACCAGGTCGAAGAACACGCGAGCATATCTCATCAACTCGCTCAGGAAGATCGTAGCCTCGGCCATAGCTGTAGCCACTGGCTGCAGGAAGCCGGGGAGCTCCTGTAGATAGTCCAGGAGCACACCGCCCTCATCTGGCGCGGTGACGATGGTCTTGACGAAATTCTCCAGGATGGGCACGACGCCCTCGAGCCACTCGGCCACCTTCGGGCCGTACTCCATCGCCAGCGCCGCCAGCGGCTCCAGGATCGCCTGCAGCGCCGGCAACAGGGACGAGGCTAGGCTCATCTTCAGATTTTGGAACGTCGTTTTGAGCTGCGCGATGGTCGCTGCGGCGCCACCAGTGTTGTCGCCCAGGCGCTCGACGAAGCCCGAACCGGCTTCGACCACAGCATTCAGCAGGGCCTCCTGCTGTTGCGCCTTGGTCATCTCGTCGACAGCAATACCCAAGCTGTCGGCGTAGGCTTGATTGGCCTCGGCCAGGTTGATCGTGAGGCCGAGATTGTCGAGGATCATCGGCGAGCCGCGGCCGATGCCCTTCACCAGCGAGTCGAGTAGGAATCCGACGTCCTCGCCGGTGGCTGCGGCGGAGGCGCGCGCGATCTCGAGGAGCGCGGGGAACTTGTCCGCCATTGAGTCGCCGACAAGGAGCATCGCCTCGTTGTACGACGTCATCAGATCGGCATCGTTGATCATGCCGTCCGATGCCGCGCGCATCGAGGCGAGGATCTCCTGGGAGTTCTGGCCGGCTGAGGCCGCCAGGTTCTCGAAGGATGTCTCTAGCTGCTGGAAGGCGGGCGCTTCGTTGAGCAGGGTGTCGCCGAGCTCGCGCCCTAGGCCCACGACCGCGTCGACGCCTCGCATAAGGAGGTCGCCGGTCATGAAGCCCAGGGCGTTTTGCGCAACGTCGGTCACACGGGACCACAGGCCCTTGGATTCCCCGTGGGCCTTGTTCATCCCGCTGCGCAGACCTGATAGGTCGACGCCTGTGCCGAGGACGGCTTCGCCGAGACTGAAATTGCTCATCGTGTGCGTTGATCTCCAGACAGCAAATGAGGGCGCACACGGGCGCACAATCCGGGCGTACGAAGACGCAGCTATTTATCTGTTAAGGATTCGTTAGGTGTCTTTGATCTCCATCTGCGGTGGCCACGACTGGGCGTTGCCCTGCGCGATCCGCGTGACCTCCGACACGGCGATCACATTGGTGTGCGTCTCGCCGTGATGTCGGCTTTCGATCACCAACGTCCCGTTGACGATGCGCGCGTACGGGAGACCGCAGATCGCGCACCGCAGGACGTGGTTTTCCGGAATCTCGTTGGGCATTATCCGAACGTCTCCCCGGTGAAGCCGGCGATGTGCCATGCCTCACGTAACGCCGGATCGTCGCCCATCGAGTTCCAGGCCAAGATCTCGATATCACCCTCGTAATCACGCGTCTGCCGGTATGTGGCTTGCGTCGCCGGCAAGAAGAGCTTGTCGGCCAGGTGGTAGAGTGGATAGGCAGGATAGGCGGCCATGTGGCCCACGGCAGGATTGAGACCCTCCGGACGCTCCGGGCAGATCAAGACGACCTTGGGCTTAGGCTCCTCGGTCCAGGCGCGGGAGAGCGCTTCGTGCGCCATCCGTTTGGCCGTCTCCGGTTGGCTCTTGACCACCAGCCATACCGGACGTTCCTCTCTGAAGACCTCCAGGGCAGCGACGTCGTCCGGATCCGGATCGACAGGTGGATCCACCAACTCCAGGGAACGGACGAACTCGGCGTGCCCTCGGATGTAGGCCATCTGATCGGGATGTAGCGGCTCGGTCAGGTAGGCCGTCGTGTAGTGGATCGGGCCGGGCGCTAGGTTACCCCGGTAGCGCGCCCAGTTGAGCCAGCGTCCCACGTAGTGCATCGGGACGCGGACCCCTATGCCGCATAGCTCGCCGGCCACGCCGCCGGGGAAGACGTCTACGAAGAGGGTCTCTACGTCCGGTCCCTGCACGATATCCTTGATCAGCGGCCACAGTGCCTTGCGGCTGATCTCGGTCTCGGGGATGAGTTGGACGTTGCAGCCCCCATTTACGCGCGGATCCTCTGCCGCGCGATTGTTGGTCAGTAGGGTTACGTTGGACGGATCTAGGTCCAGTGTGTGCACGACGGCCAGCGCGCGCGCCACGTGACCGTAGCCATCTCCTACGCAGTAGTACAGAATCATTTACGGCTCCTCTCTCTCTACGACGATAGCGCCCATCTTCTCGAAATAGGCGCGGGCTTTCTCCGGGTCCACCTCGACGATCTCAGGCGGAGCCTTGGGGCGTGGCGGGTTGGCCAGCCGCTCCCAACGCCGCCAGATGCGTCGCCGCTGGTACTTCTCCATCCACGGCATTTGAATCGCCGTGGCGAAGCGCAGCGCCTCCTCAGCCTGCAGCCGGTCGATGTGGCCGGCTAGGGCCGAGAGGATCCATAGCGGCATGTGCGGCACCCGCTCCGGATCGATGCCGTAGAAGCGGGTCAGACGTGCTACGAGCTCTCCGCCTGGCCCGCCCCCGCTTCCCCCTGCGCTTCCTCGCCGAGTTTATCGGCCTGGCGCTTGCTCCAGAACTCTAGGATCGCTACCCGCTGCCGGAGTGTCCATGTCTCGATGCGTTCCTCTGGCACACCGGGCAGGATCAGCCCGACCATCTTCTTGCTGAGGTCCTCCATCTTTGCCGCAGCAGCCTCGTCGTCAGTGTTCTTACGGAGGCGACCGCTGAGGGTGGGTAGCAGCTTCTGCCAGCGCTCCGCCTTGGCCAATTCGACGGCGCCGAAGTCCATCTTGTCGATGAATTCGTACTCCGTGCCGTCGGTGTCGGTAAAGGTGTCGTGCTCGTGGACCAGATCGGCGAAGTTCAGGTTCTGGGGTGCAACGTCCTTGGGTTGGGTCTGCTTGAAATCGGACATTAGGACGCTCCTGTGGCGGCGCTCTGGACCGTCAGCCATCCGAGCTCATAGCCGGCGCTCTGGTCGGTGTCGGCCAAAGCATGCACCTCGCACTCCAACGCCGGTCGTCCGTCCTTGCCGAAGGTCGGTTGCGGCTCGTCATCGAAGACGGCCAGGGGGATGTAGTATTGGCCCGGCCACGCTCCGTAGGGGCTCGCAGCTTCCCCACGGAAGAGGAGGGCGTACTCGTTAGGCTCGAATCCGCGCTCCATCGGGATCTTCTTGATGTCGGGGTCGCCGCTGGTGTCCTCGACCATGTCGCTCACGTCGTCCAGGACGCGTGCGTAGTGCTCCAGGGTCAGAGAGACTAACGTGAAGGTAAAGACAACGTCCTCCTCAGGGCGCACAGCCTTACGTGGTCCCTGGTGGGCGTTGTCGCGGAAGTAGGTGAGACGCCCCATGTGCTGGATGGCTTGCTCACCATCCGTCTCGGCCAGCTCGACCCAGCTCCCGCTGGGCGTCGAGTCGATGGACGGTTCTGCCGTCCCGTGGGCCGCGACGTAGACCTGCAGCGGCCCGGTGAGTTGATCAAATGGTTCCTGGTGTGCCATGAATCCTCCTAGGTGAGTTAGACGTCCCGCTCTGCTACGGCAGCGCGGGCATAAGACAATATCATGTCGACGTCGGCGTCTGGATCGCGCATCATCGTCGGGCCGCTATCCATCAACAGCCAGTAGATCAGGGCCGTTCCATGGCGCGTGTCCACCATCTCGCGATTGACGCCGCGCGTGACGGCCACCACGGCGTGATAAACTGCCGCGGCCTCGGCCGGCGAAGCACCATAGCAGCGGAGCTCCAGCCGCGGGCGCTGCACCTGCAGGTAGAGCTCAACCTGGTCGGCTCCGTCGTACTGCACCTGCAGGGCTTGGCATGGGATCTCCCAGCCATCGCCGAACTTGTGGCGCCCGGCAACGCGGCCTTCGGTCAGGGCGTAGAGATCTGTGCCCTCCTGCCGCAAGAGCCCGATGATGGCTTCCAACGCGTCGATCATTGTCACCTCGCTACGTGACGCCGGACGATGTCCCGCGTGTGAGCTCGCACTTTGTTGTATCCATTGATGAGATAGTGATAGAGAAGGTGAATCGCCATCGCGTATTCCATCCCCGAGCCGACCGCGATACGGATGATGCTCCCCCACCGCTTGGGCTGCGGCGCGCCACCGCCACGTTCCGGTGATCCGCTTCCCGGCTCCACATTGTCGCGGCTGAAATTGTAGTCCGGCGAGGCCGCGTGGATGCTGCGCTGCAGGGTCCCCGTCACCTTGCCGTGGCCGGGGTAGAGTTCCTTCTTGGCCTCCCCTTCGGTGCGCTGGCCGATCTCGACCAAAGCATCAGCGAGTCGGCGTTCGATCTCATCGGAGACTTGGCCGCCGCGCCAGTTGATGCCGGATTTCACGAGATCCGCTCCAATTTCAGGGTAATGTGACGGACGACCCGGGTGCGTCGCCGGTAGATGCCGCGGACCGTGAAAGCTTCGCCGACCTCGGTCCCATCCTCATAGACCAGATCGGCGATCCTATCGCCCTCGGCGACGTCGGACGACGACGACAGGAAGAGCTGGTAGGTCGTCACCACGATGGCCTGAGCTAACTCGCTGCTGTACTGCCGTTGCTCGCGAATGACCAGCCGACACGGAACGTCGATCTCCCAGTCGTGGTAGACCACCGGCTCATTGTTGTACGCGTCCGGATCTTGCTTCTCCGGACGTTGGATGGTGCAGCGGTGGATGAGATGGCTATCCATGCTCATAGCGGCAGCTTGAACGCTCCTACGTAGAGATCTGCGCCACTGTCGGAATAGGTCATCTGTACTCGCCCGTTGGCGTCGTTGTACCACCTGGGCGGGAAGGGTCCGACCAGCTGCGTTGCTCCGGCGGCTACTGTCACCTCGATGCCGTTCGGTGTCTGACCGTCGACATCGGCCTGGATCGCGATGGTGACGGTTCGCGAGGCCGAGACGTGCTCGTTATAGACGGCCAGGAACGTGCGACCGTCATTGGTGAAGGCATCGCCCCCACTGGCCGCGGCCGTGACGGCGTAGAGCAGGCCGTCGCGGCTGATCTCGTTGAGGCTGAGATTGGCCATTAACCGCGCACCGCCACAATGTCCACGGCCTGGTTGAAGGTCACGTGGACCTTCTGGTTGGCGTCGTTATAGTCGCTGGGCGGGTAAGGCCCCAGTAGCGCTTCTTTATTGTTGGCCAGTGTCGCCGTCTTGTCGGTGATGGCGAGGCCGTCCACCGTATTAGGCGTCTCCACCGTGATAGTCACGGTCGAGCCGGTCGTGTTCTTCACGAAGAGTTTGACGCGCCCGTTGTTCTTGAAGTAGTAGTCATTGGCCGTATTGACGGTCGTCGCGTTCGCCGTCAAATCCACGCCGTCACGATCGACGTCGTAAATGGTCAGATCAACGTCTGCCATAGTCCCTCCTAGATGGCTCTGAAGTTGAGGGAACGATAGAGCCGCGCCCGCTCCCTCTGCCAGTCGGGTGCCTGGTAACTGTACTCACCTGCGACGCTCTCCGAGCGCATCGCCGTGCGCTCCAGCGCCAGACGCACCAGCTCGATCAGCACCGCTCGGCGCTGTTCGTTGTCGTCGTAGGGCACGTAGATCACGGAGACCACAGATCCCCACGTTGTGCCGGCGGGGAGCCGCTCGATACGGCCCTCCAGTGCCCAGACGCGGAAGTCATCGTCACCTTGGCTCAGCACGATGCTGTCTTCGGTGACACGGTAGATGCTGGTCACCTTCCGACGCAGATACAGATTGCGCTTGCTGCCGGAAAGCGTCTCGGTGACGCGCGTGCTGTCGTCCTCGTAGTGCGCGCCACAGCGCTGCACCAGCATAGCCTCCTCGCGGTCGATGACCGTCTGGAGGTCGACGTCCGACATCGATGTCTGGACCAGATCGCGCAGGTTCGCAACAGTTACCAGGCTACTCATACGTCAGCTCACGCCGTGCCTTCGTCGGGTGACTGGTGGAACTCGCCGGTGTGCACACTGGTCGGGAACTCGCGCGGATTATAGCGAATGGCCAGGATGGCCACCGGGGTCGCCGATGCCATATTCGGCACGACCACCACCGGACGCACGTAGCGCTCGCGGGGCCGACCGATATCCAGGACGCGCACAATTTCGTTAGTGGCGTGGCTGGAGAAGGAAATCGAACTCCCTTCGAGATCCTGGGGATCGGCAGAGAAGTCGCTCGTTGTGTCATGCTGCGCCTTGATTGAGAAACCGGCGACCTCCTCACCACCGTCAACAACGACGGCGAAGGCCACGCCTTCGTATCCCTTCATATCCACACCCGCGGACGGGGTGATAGTCTCATTGTCGGCGTCGCGGATGTCGATCACTGTGATCGCCGCGTCGTGATAGATGCTCTTCAGCATAGCTGCCTCCTTGTTACACGCGTAACATTGTGGTTAGGGTAAGCCTGCGGGCTTGGCGGCCCGCAGGCTTACGCAATCGCTCAGGCCTTGACCTTGAGCGCGTAGAACGCCTCAGCCAGAACTGCCATACCGTCGGACTCCTTTCGACCGATGAAACCGGTTTGGTTGGTCTCGGCGTAGAGCTCGACGAGCCGCTGGATCGACATCTGCAGGGCATCCACGATCCAGTAGTACATCCAATCGCCGATGACGGCGACGACGGAGTTGTCTTCCCAGGCGTCGTCGGTGTCGAGCCCATCGTCGTACTGATCACTGAGCTCGTACGGCGTGTCCAGGATCTGGTTGGGGCTGCCTGTCTGCAGACCCGGCTGCCAGATGTACTGGCCGGAGCCCAGCTTCATCAGACGCACCTTGCGGATGAAGGCCCGATTGCACAGGATCCGTGCCTGCGGGGCATATGCCGCCGGCAGGCGATAGACCCAGTTGATGATGTCGTCTGCCGAGACGGCATTGCTGGCCTCTGTGGTATAGGTGGGCAGAGATGATGTGTTGAGGATGCCCAGGGGCTGACCGACCCCGGTGCCGTTGATGTAGGCATTCTCCTCCGGAATACCGAACTTGTAGCTCATCCGGTCGCGCACGTAACCCTCTACGTCGAAGGTAGGCAGGCGCAGGAAGGTGTTGCTCACCTTGATCCGCTTGGCCAATGGTCGCGGCGTGAGGCGGCGACCACCGAAGGGCTGGACGGTGTCCTCGCTGCCCGTCTCGATCTCCGTGGTCCACGTTGCGTCGGAGAATAGGCTCTCCTCCGACGGCACGATCACGCTGCCCGATGGCACGGGCGGTAGCACGTTGGCGATGCGCCGCATCGCGCTGACATCGCGCGCTTTGACCAGGAGCGTGTTGAGGGTGGTATCCTGGACCAGGTACCCGCCGGCGGGTGCCGTACCGGCCTGCAGGGCCTTGCGGAAGGTGTCGGGGATGTCCCGTTCACCCTTGCGCAAGAAGATCCGAAACGCGGCGCTATAGGGCACCTGGGACTTGGCATCCAGCGCAGCCATATAGCCAGGGAAGGGCAACATCGCCTTGTACTCATCCAACTCATACTGGGTGAGCACCCGATCGCCGACCTTGACCTGCACGCCCTCGGGGAACTGCTTCTCCTCGAAGATGCTCTTGCCGTCCACAACGTCCTCGAAGGTCTGTTTCGCTTCCTCGACGCGCTCCTCGCGCTTGGCCTGCGACGTCATCGACTCCACTTGATCCAACAGCCGATCGACCTCCTCGGCCTTCTCAGCGGGCATCTCTTTCCCGTTGAACTCGGCCAGGATGGCCTTGGCCTGCTCGTGTGCCCGAGAGGCCTCCTCGTACAGCTTGCGAATTTTCTCGTTCATACTTCCTCCTCACTAGATGAATGTTCCCCCTCGTCGCGAGGGGCCTCTAAACGATAGAATGCTTTGAAGTCCAGCGCGTCGACCACGGCCGCCGCTGCAGCGCCGGGGAGGAGCTTACCTACCCCCAGCACAGACTTGGCCACGGCCAGACCGCGTAGGACCGGGATCCCGGCAGCCAGGGCATGCCGAAACAGCTTGCCCAGCCGGGCCGCGCCCATCACCGTCCGTCTACCGGCCCAGTTGCGCCCGGCGCCACCGATGACGTAGGTAGCGCCGGCGTCCAGGAGCGCATCCAGCATCGGGCTGTCGTCGTCACCCAGGTAGCAGTTGACGGCGAAGATGACGGCCCCATGCAAGTCCAGCTCGCGCACCTGGTCAGCGCGTAGCGCCACCGTGCCGCCGTCGCCGTACCATCGCGTCGCGCCCTTACGCCCGTGGAGATCTAGATAGACCAGATCATACGGACCGTGCCATTGCTGCGTGATGGTGGCGTCCGATGTCGGCGGGCAGGTCACCGGCCTTACACCGGCAGCCCGGCGCGCCGAGTCTGAAAACGACAGACAGCAGTAGGCGAAGGTACGCATCAGTCAGCGTCCGACCATGTCCCGGTTTCCTGGAGTGGTATCCAGGCCGCGTCGTCCAGTGCCAATAGACACACCGAATCTCCCGCAGTGCCAGCGTTTTGTAGCCGGTCGCCGGCGGAATTGGTGAGATGGTGGATCTGGTCGGTGTTATTGAGTTTTAGGGTCATGGTGTAAGCTGCGTGTACGTAGACGCAGTACTGAAGACCGGCCGATGCCGCCGGCAGTGTCAACGTGATCTCACCCGTGGCGTCGACGTTGGCGAAGGTCGCGCCGCTCTCCGCGGTGGTCGCCGTGTAGCTCGTCGATGTGGTGATCGGGAGCCCGAGCGAACCAAGTTGCCCATTGATCACGACGCGCCCATCGGTGCTATTACTGATGGTCTCGTCATTCTCGAGGGTAAGGTTGCCCTGCAGGTCCGACGTCCCAGACACTGTCAGGGACGTGGAGATCGTAGCGTTGCCGTTGACGTTCAGATCGTCGGTGATTGTCGCATCGTCGGTCGACGTGACATGCTCAGCAGTCACCGTCCCGGTGACCGTCGCGTCGCCGCCGATCGTGGCGTCGTCGGTGATCAGTGCATCATCGGTCGACGTGATATGCTCGGCTGACACCGTCCCGGTCACCGCAGCATCGCCACCGATCGTGACATCGTCAGTGATCATCGCGTCGTCCGTCGATGTCACCTGCTCTGCAGTCATCGTCCCGGTGATCGTCTGATCCCCGGTGACGGTTCCTCCCTCCATACTGACGGTTACGCCGTCCTGCACATCCAGGATGGCGCCATCCTGCAGCTCGATCTCGCCGCCCGTGCCGCACACCCACTTGTCGCCGCCATCCGTCATGTAGCAGGCGGTCTGATAGTCGCGCGCGACGGGCTTCTCAGCGACGATGCACCCGGCCATGGCCAGGAGTAGCAGCGCCACCACAACACCAGCTATACTCATCCACTTCTTCTTGTTCAC